GCAAAGCTGGGAAGAAGTAATCATGGCTTTTGATAAAGACGAACTAAGCAAAATTAAATCCAAAGAAGCTGGTTGGAAAGCTGATGCTGAAGTTAAAGAGGNTAAAAGAGCAGCGCAAGAAAGAGCGGTAGATGCNTATAACCAATCTGCCAGCAATATCATGGATAGAAAATCCAATCCAAAAACTAGCGATTATATTAACATGGAGACATATAGTCCTGATCTTAGAAAAGGCTCAAAAAACTTTCCTAGCACTACAAAAGATTTTGCAGAAAAAGGTGGCGCAGCCATTGAAGCTGCTGATCAAGAAAAAAGCCGTGAAGAAGGACGTAGCCCACGCTCTGCAACAATGTTAGAAAGTTTAGGATTAAAAAANGGCGGTAAGGTATCTTCTGCATCTAAACGTGCTGACGGTTGCTGCATCCGTGGAAAGACTAGAGCATGAGACCTAGCCGTGGAATGGGTGATATTATGCCTTCCAAGATGGGTAAAGGCGTTAAAAAAGCTCGCCGTGATGATACTGACTTTACGCAATATGCTGAAGGCGGTAANGTTGGCTTATATGCCAATATTCATGCAAAGCAAAAACGCATTAAGTCTGGCTCTGGTGAAAAGATGCGCTCTGTTGGATCTAAGGGTGCGCCTACTAAAGCGGATTTTATTAAATCAGCTAAAACTGCAAAAAAGGCAAAATCATGATTAGAGAGATTCTAATGTGGGCTTTAAGCAAGTTTGGCCCTAGCGAGGATGTAAAGCCTGAATTATGGACTTTCCCTGCAGAAACTAAAAAAAGTAAGCCACAGGTAAAAAAAGCTACTACTCGTGCCATCAAAAAACCAGCCGTAGTTGCTAAAACTGTTGCTAAAAAAACAACAAAGGCTAAGGCAAAATGAGCACAACAGGAGTCACATCGTTTAATTTAACAATGAATGACCTCGTAGAAGAGGCATTTGAACGTTGTGGCAAAGAGCTTCGTTCTGGATATGACTTCCGCACAGCCCGTAGATCAGTTAATTTATTGACTATTGAGTGGGCTAATAAAGGCATTAACCTATGGACTATTGAGCAAGGTCAGATTGTTTTAAACACTGGTCAGTCAATCTATCCATTGCCAGTAGATACAATTGATCTCCTAGATACTGTAACTCGTGTCTATAATGGTCAACAAACAAACCAAAGCGACGTTAATATTAGCAGGATATCGGAGTCTACTTACTCCACTATTCCTAATAAAAACGCTTACGGACGCCCAATTCAGATGTGGGTTGACCGTCAGTCTGGTAATGTAGCTACAGTTCCTAACACTACTATTGCTGCTGGGTATCCTATTTCAGCTACAGATACCACCATTACCCTTACTTCTACAGCAAATTTGCGTACTACTGGCTTTATTAACATCACAACTAATGGTGTTACAGAAACTATTGGATATCAAAATATTGTAGGAAATCAAATTTTAAATGCTTGGCGTGGTCAAAATGGCACAGTAGCCGCCCNACATAACGCATTAGATGGTNTATATACAAACAATATTCCTTGTGTAAACGTATGGCCTACTCCTAGCTCTCCCGGAAATCAATACACTTTGGTGTATTACCGTATGCGTAGAGTACAAGATGCTGGAGACGGTACAAATACAGAAGATATGCCATTCCGCTTCATTCCAGCCATTGCAGCGGGCTTGGCTTACCATTTGAGTGTAAAGCTACCTGATGTTGATTTAAACCGTGTAGCGGGGCTTAAAATGGCTTACGACGAGGCATTTGATTTAGCTGCTCAAGAAGACCGTGAAAAGGCTTCTATTCGATTTGTTCCTCGTAACCTGTTTTATTCGAGGTAGTAATGCCTAGTAAATATGCTAGTGGCAAGCACTCCATTGCNGAATGTGATAGATGCGGTCAAAGATACAAATTAGTTGAATTAAAAAAGCTAGTCATTAAGACCAAGCAAGTAAGCATTAAAGTATGTCCTGAGTGTTGGGAGCCAGATCAACCTCAGTTACAATTAGGAATGTATCCAGTCAATGACCCACAAGCAGTAAGGGAACCAAGACCTGATATTAGTTACTATATGGGTGGACAAACTGGTTTAGGTACCAATATTTATGATTCAAACGTATATAATCAAGATGATTTTGGATATCCAACTGATGGTAGTAGACAAATCCAATGGGGATGGCGCCCAGTTGGTGGAGCAAGTAGTTTTGATTCGGTTTTAACCCCGAACAACTTGATCTGCATAGGTCAAACAGGTACAGTAACAATATCAACAAGTTAGGAGTAAAATATGACATTCAGAAAAGCAGCCGATGGAGTTACCAAAACAGGTAAAACTAAAGGTAAAAACTTAGGCGATTCAGGCCCAGTAGTAGGCATTGAAACAGGTCCAAAAAAAGGACCACAAAAGCTTGGGAAAATGATGAAAGAAATGGGCCGTAATATGGCTCGTGCTATGTTTCAAAAATCATCTGGCAGAGGTCGTTAATCATGGCTAATCAAAAATTTCCATCAACAGAAACCAAAAATGCTTGGGTTGCTGAAGGTGATGCCAAAAATGCTAAACCAGCTAGTACATATACTGGTTTTACATATCCAGAAGGTGGCGGTAATGATATTGGTGTTTATAAGCAACCAATGCAAAACCCAGTANCTGCAGCTAAAGATGTTACAGATATTAGCGGTAATCCAATGGACAAGTACAATATTGCCGTTGGTGGAACTAATAAAGGTAACTATACTGCCCAAAACAAGAATGGTGAAAAGACTATGCGTGGTTACGGAGCCGCTACTAAAGGCATTAAAACTCGTGGACCTATGGCCTAATGAATTACGAAACGTTATATAACTCGATCCAAGCATACGCTGAAAACACCGAACAGTTGTTTGTAGCGAACATTCCTGTATTTGTGCAGGAAGCAGAAGATCGTATTTATAACTCAGTTCAAATTCCAGCATTACGTAAAAACGTTACTGGAACATTAACGGCTGGAAATCAGTATATTTCTTTGCCGGATGATTGGCTCTCTAACTTTTCTTTGGCGGTAATTGATTCAACAAATAGGTATAACTATTTGCTTAATAAAGACGTCAATTACTTACGAGAAGCCTATCCTACCGTAGTCTATACATCACCAACATATCAAGGAACTCCCGGAGGAGTGCCAGCATATTACGCACTATTTGGATCTCAGTTTTCCAATGTTAATGAAATGACATTAATGGTTGCTCCTACTCCAGATCAAAGTTATCCAGTAGAAATGCATTACTATTATTACCCTCCAACCATTGTTCAAGGTCAAATTTCTAATTTTGGAGCAATTACTGCTGGTTCGTTATATACCAATGGGGTATACCAAAATGTGGCTTTAACAGGTGGATCTGGAGCTAATGCTACAGCAGATATTGTTATTTCTGGTGGAGTTATTGTTAGCTGTTCCCTTAAATTTGGCGGCAATTTCTATGTTGTTGGTGACATTCTTTCTTGTTCATCTTTAGGCAGTACTGGATCTGGATTTTCTATTCCAGTATCTTCTATTTCAAATGCTGCAGGGACTAGCTGGCTAGGTGATAATTATGATCCTGTTCTATTCTATGGTGCTATGCGTGAAGCAATGCTATTTATGAAGGGTGAAGCAGACCTTGTTGGTTATTATGAGAATAAATACCAAGAAGCTGTTGCTCAATTGAACCGTCTTGGAACAGGTCTTGAGCGTGGCGATGCTTATCGTAATGGTCAAGCTAAAATAGTGGTGAACCCATAATGTCAATAGTTCAAGGCTTAACTACGTCATTTAAACAAGATTGCCTATCTGGGGTACAGAATTTTGCTGCAGGAACATCATATACATATAAAATTGCTTTATATAACGGAAACGCTAATCTAAGCAATGAAACCACAATATATACAACTACCAATGAAGTTACTGGTACTGGTTATACTGCTGGAGGTAAGGTTTTAACAGTTATCCCACCAACATCCAATGTTTCCGCAAATACAGTATCTGTATCCTTTTCAGATGTCACTTGGAACCCAGCATCCTTTACTTGTAGAGGTGCTTTAATATACAATAGCACTACAAATACATCAGTTTGTGTACTAAATTTTGGGTCGGATAAAACCGCANCAAACACATTTACANTNACNTTTCCGGCGGATACTGCATCAGACGCCATTATTAGATTTAGTTAGGAGCAATTATGAGTTCTGAAATTACAAAAATGGGCGATAGCTTCGGAGCTAGTGCTTCTTATGGTGGCGGTGCCACTGAAACTGTTGGACTTGAAGGCACATACGTAGCCACTTGTTTTGATGTTAACGGCGTTGAGAAGTGGTCTGATACCTTTGAAAACCTAACAACTAACGTTGGTCGTCAAAATTTATTAAATTCGTACTTTGCTAATACAGGCGGCGGTGCGATTGTCATGGGTTTAGGAGGAGCTAATGGATCAAGTACGTTTACCCCTGCTTATACAGACAC